AATACTATCAGCACAATCGGTGCTATGTTCAAACAAGGGAGTAAGTATGAGAGATTTTGGCAGAGATTACGACAAGTGGCTAGATGAGAATGATGAGGCAACATCAGACTACTACTACGAATTTCAAAACGCACGTGAGTATTTTTTAGACCACGAATGCAACCCCCACGACTTTGATGTGTTTATGGATACTCTGTTGGAGTGTGAAATAAACGATGACGACCTCAAGGCGGCAATCGCTTTGGGCGACAGTGGCTATGAACAACTTGGCAAGGTAATTTGGACTGCCGTTTATAACCACTGCGACTGGAAAGCCAAAATATTGGCTACAGAAAAATGTAAAAAACTTTAAGGAATCATGATGACTAAAACATTCAATGAGTTACGCACAATCAATGTTAATCAGCACATTGAGAAAAAAGGCAATCTGTCATACCTATCATGGGCTTGGGCAGTTGACTATTTACTGCAAGAGGACCCGACAGCGCATTGGGGTTTCCATGAGCCAAGTTATTTTGGCGAAACAGTCATGGTTTCTTGCACAGTGGAAGCGATGGGCAAATCCATGTACATGCACTTGCCTGTGATGGATAACAAAAATAACGCAATCAAGAATCCTGATTCGCGCAAAATTTCAGACGCAATGATGCGTTGTTTAGCCAAGTGCATTGCTACTTTTGGAATTGGTTTATATGTGTATGCGGGCGAAGATGTCCCGTCTGTTGATATGCCCGAGGAGGAGGCTATCGATGTTGAGGTAATGATTGACGCAATCATGGCATCGCCATCGCTTGAACAACTGCGTGAAATTTATTTTGCAACAGTCAAATCTGCACGCGGTAATCAAGACACGATGAAACAGTTGGAAGCCGCCAAGGATGCACGCAAAAACCAATTAACAGAGGTGGCGTAATGGCTAAAGTTATTGAAGAAAACGGCACGTTTATATTGCGTGACGATTGGCACATTGAAGACATTTTAAATGAAGCGGTAGATATGGATTACAAACTATCGCACGAGCAAGCAGTTCAAGTAATGACCGTTATTGCCAAATCATTTGATGCAAATATTGGTATTAACTGGATTGTAATAGGTGAGGCAATTGATTTTGTCATAGACCAACAGTCAGAAATGGCGGGGAAAGTATGAATCAGCCATATACCAATGTCGAACAAGGTTCAGACGAATGGAAAACCGCACGCCTTGGTCATGTTACAGCCAGTAATATGGCAGACGTTATGTCCAAAGGCAAAGGGTCTAGCGAGGCCGTAGGGCGTTACAAATACAAGGTGCGATTGGTAGCAGAGCGACTGACGCAAACGGCTGGTGAATCGTATTCCAATGCCGCTATGGAGTGGGGCGTTGAGCAAGAACAGTTTGCCTGTATTGCTTACGAATCCATTTTGGAGACCTTTATTGATAAAACAGGCTTTTGGTTACACCCAACAATCCAATGGCTCGGTGTATCGCCCGACCGCTTGGTAGGTACAGATGGCCTTATCGAAGTTAAATGTCCAAATACGACTACGCACCTTAATTACCTGTTTGAAAATAAAATCCCAACGGACTATTACAAACAAATCCAATGTCAACTATGGGTTACGGGTCGCCAGTGGTGCGACTTTGTATCCTATGACCCACGACTGCCAAAACGTAATCAACTTTTGATTATTAGGACAGGACGAGACGAAAGTCTTATTAAGGAGATGGAAGCCGAGACCTTGCAATTCTTGTCTGAAGTCAATCAATTAATCATCAAACTCGAAGGATAAATCATGGCAGTAAATAAATTTATAGGCATTGGTAACTTAGGTAAAGACCCTGAGATGCGTTTCATGCCCGATGGCAAGGCAGTAACCAATTTTAGTATTGCTATCAGCGAAAAGTACAAAGACAAGTCAGGCGAGGCCAAGGAAGTAACAGAATGGGTCAATGTGGCGTTTTTTGGCAAACTGGCTGAGATAGCAGGGGAGTATCTTAAAAAAGGCTCTAAGGTTTATATCGAAGGCAAGATGAAAACAGAAAAGTACTCCAAGGATGGTGTTGACCGTTACACGACCAAAATCATTGGCGAGAAAATGGAAATGCTATCCAGTAAAGGCGACACCGCTGATACGCCAAAGGCAAAACCTGTAGAAACATTTGAAATGGATGATGAAATTCCTTTTTAAATAAGGCAGAATGTAATTGAGCGCAGTTGCCACGGTGCTCATTACTCACAAGGGGGATGTCGAAAGATGTCTCCCTTTTTTTCGCCATAAAAAGTCATGTAACCCCATCGCGCACCGGCATTACCAGTTTTAACCCGAGCATTTTTTGAAAACCCCTGTATTCAATTTAGGATTGTCGAATAATCCACAAAATCCCACAAAAGACCACGAAAAAACAAAATTTGGTGGTCTTTATTACGAACGATAAACAGTGCTTCTGTTTCTGAAAACCCCTGTATTCAATTTAAGATTATTTTTTTAGAAATATTTGCAAATATTTGTTGCAAAGTATGACAAACGCCTAAATCCCACTATAATACTTCTATGGCAACATCGCCATACTGTGAAAAAAAGGAATCAATCATGCGTAAACAAATCAAAATTACCGAAGTTTTTCTCAAACCCGAATACTTCAATCCTGTTCTAAATTGCACAGTTTCAGGTGCATGGACAGCCGTTTTTAATAACGGTTTTGAAGTTGCTATCTGCCGCGAATGGGAAGCATCAACAGCCGAGGATGCTCAAGCCTATTACGAAATGCACCACGAAGGAGCCACAGCATGAAAGCAGAATTCACAAGACATGGCGGTGCGTATGACCGCGGTTCAGCAGATAAATATTACAACCGCGATTTCAATCCACATTATTATGTTGGCGATACCATGCAATCTAAATTAGTAACCAAATTAAATGCAAAAGCATTAGCCGCCTATACACAGGGCTACAACGAACAAACAGACCAAAAAGATTGGGGTTCATTATGAAATTCATTAAACAATTTGCAATTTGGGTTTTACAAGGACTTATCGGCTTAGTGTTTGTATTAGGCGGTGCATTATTTTTAATTGAATACATGGCCGGATGTGGCGAAAACTACATCGACTCCAAGGGTATCAGTCACCCTCACCAATGTTTTTTCATCAATCGTTAATCATTCAAAAGGAAATTTATCATGGCACACGAACTTACTATCCGCGCAGATGGCTACACCGAAATGGCTTTTGTAGGCGGCACACCTTGGCATGGCTTGGGTCAGGAACTTGACCAAAACGCTACCATTGAGCAATGGCGCAAAGCCGCTGGCATGGATTGGAACATTGAATCCACACCAGTTCGTTATGAACCGCATGGTGCAGACGGTGATTTGCTTCAAGTAACACGGCAAAATGTTTTGTTCCGTAGCGACAATTTTGAACCTTTATCAATAGTTTCAGACCGCTATCAAATTGTGCAACCCGCAGAAGTGCTGGAGTTTTTCCGTGATTTGGTTGAGGAATCAGGCTTTCGCTTACATACTGCCGGCACATTGTTTGGCGGCAAACGCTTATGGGCACTAGCCGAAACGGGTAAATTTGCAGAGGTAAGCGATGGTGATGGTATTGGTGGATTTTTGTTACTGTCCACCTCGGCAGACAAATCCCTAGCCACTACAGCCCGTTTTACTAGTGTGCGTGTTGTTTGTAATAACACTCTGTCGCTATCTGTGCAAAACAATGCTCATAGCGTATCGTTTACACATGCACGCAAGTTTGACCACGAACTAATTAAATCCAAACTTGGTGAGGCAGTTGCATCGTTTGATGGTTTTATGCAAATGGCTAAACATCTTGAGCGTCAACGTATTACAACAGAGCAAGCCAATAATTTTATTAAACGCATACTGTTTACGGCAGACCAGTTAAATCAGCCTGACTTTATTGTAGAAAAAAGCCGCCCATACAACAAAATCCTAGACTTATTTAAAGGCGAGGCCAAGGGTAGCGAGTTGGTCGGTAATAGCAAATGGGCACTGCTAAACTCGGTAACCGAGTATTTTGACCATCATCATCCATCACGCACAAACGATGCTCGTTTAAATAACACATGGTTTGGAAATGGCGATATGGTTAAAAACAGAGCAGTCGCTGTTCTAACCTCTTGACAGATATTACAAGCCTGATATCATAACCCTCATCTAATACATGAGGGTTTTTTATGTCTAACGCCGCTACAAAAGTGCGCGATGTTTTTGAGTTAACCAAACGACCAATGACATTAACTGATATACGCACAGCACAACCCGATTTAAAGTCTAGCCAAATCAGCATGGCTTTGTGCTACTTTATCCGGCAACGATATATGACCCGTGAGCAAATTCCTAACGAACAAAGCGTGGGTCGTAAAAAAGTTTGGCTTTACACTTTTTATCAAACAAAGTTACCACCGTATGAACACAACCAAAGCATGTAAAGATTGCGCTTACGCTGAGAAAAAACAATTTTATGGTGGGTATTCGTTTAAATGTTTTAATTGCCGTGAACGCCTATTGCAGAGCGAGCCGTGTAAACTAATGCGCGAAATGCTGGCAAAAACACTGCGTAAATGGGGCGAAACCCCTGAATGGAAGGTCGAGCCACATTGCGGTTGCATCAAATCTTGCAAGCGTAGACAATATCAAAAACAGGGGTAATGTATGCCAATTAGCAAAAAAGCAGACGGATGGTATTGGGGCGGTAAGGGACCATTTGCCAGTAAACAAAAGGCTATCCAAGTTGGACAAGCCGCACACGCATCAGGCTTTAAAGAGGAATCAATTATGGACAATCAACTTATCGGTACATTTGTTAGCACGATGTTGCATTCAACAACTCTTACGCACCTAATGCACTTTAAATCAACGTCATACTCTGAGCACGTTGCCCTTGCCGCGTACTATGATGCCATTCCTGACTTGGTTGACGGACTTGTGGAATCCATCCAAGGCGCGTACGAAACCATTATTGAGCCATATCCATCCATGTTTCGCACAGGTGATGCAGAGCCATTGGCATATATGATAAGCCTACGCAATTACGTGCGCGACTATCGCGTTGAAATGCCACAGGATAGTGAAATACAAAACGAAATTGACAACATCTCTAATTTGCTTAACCAGACTGTTTACAAGTTGAAATTCCTAAAATAAAAATATAGGACAAGACATGACAACAAGCGTTTTTGAGAAAAAATCCAAACAAGATTTAATTGACTATTTAAACCATGCTTCAAAATACATACAGATGGATACATCGCGTGTATATGATGTTACGTTAAATCAAATTAAATTTTTTAAAAATCAAAACATTCCGTATGAAGATTTGCGGGAAATGAAGGTTCTTGAAGCAAGGTGGTACAAAGCACTTGAGACAGGCAAACCTGATTACAGTGTTTATGCAAGCCCGTTCTACTTTGTCGATATTTGGGTCTGTTGGGTAACTTATTCCCGCAAGTATCTTCAAATGATACAGTCACCAAAGTCAATGTCCGGAAAAAGCATTGTGCAAGACATGGGTAACGTACGTACAGTTATTGACCTTGGCTGTGGATTTGGTTACACGTGTGCCGCATGGAAAAGCATTTACCCTAACGCACAGGTAATTGGTACAAATCTAGCAGGAACGCCACAGTACAAGATGTGCGTTGATTTATCAAGCCAATATGGATTTTCTGTAACCGATACGTATGACAACATAAGTGCTGATGTTGTATTTGCGTCAGAATACTTTGAACATATCATAGACCCTATTGCGCATTTGACAGATATTATAAGAAAATGCAATCCCAAACATTTTTTAATTGCCAGCACATTTAATTCGCCATCAATTGGTCATTTTAACGAATATGAATACAAGGGCAAACTTTACAGTGGCACACGCATGAGCCGTATGTTTAATGATGCACTACGGCATTACGGTTATGAAAAGGTTAAAACAAATTGCTGGAACAATAGACCCGCGTACTGGAAAAAGAAAAGGTAATACATGACAAAATTAACCATTAAATACAAAAAAACTGCTGATTTAGTGCCGTATGCCAACAATTCTCGTTTGCATGACGAAACACAATTAGGCCAATTGGTCGCAAGCATTAACGAATTTGGCTTTACCAATCCTGTTTTACTGGATGGTGCAAATGGCATTATTGCGGGTCATGGTCGCGTGATGGCGGCTAATGTGCTTGGCCTTGAGACTGTACCAACGATAGAACTGCAACACCTGACAGACGAGCAAAAAGCCGCCTACGTTATCGCTGATAACAAATTGGCACAAAACGCTAAATGGGATGACGAAATCCTGCGTTTAGAGTTGCAGTCGTTAAGCGATGCTGATTACGATTTAAGCATATTAGGCTTTGATGAAGCCAGTTTGTCACGTCTGCTTGATGTTTCGGAGACTGCCGATGCCTTTGAGGAATACAACGAAGCCATCGAATACGAAAATAAAAATGCCAATCCACACAAATCATTGATTGTTCACTTTGAAAACGAGCAAGATGTTGATAACTTTAAGCATTTAATTAAACAGAATTTTTCTAACAGCGCAAAATACATATATCACCCGATTCAGGTCAGAAAAGAAACCGAATCAAAGCGATATGTCTAAACAGCAGTTTCCAATTTACATCCCATCAAAAGGCCGTCATGAATCACGCATGACAATGAAAGCCTTAGATTCGATGGGCATGGACTATTACGTTATTGTCGAAGACCAACAATACAATGATTACGCTTCTGTAATAGATAAGCGCAAATTGCTTGTGCTTGATATGGATTACAAACGCACATACGAAACGTGCGACCACCTTGGGGATGAGAAAAGCAAGGGCGCAGGACCTGCACGTAATTTTGCATGGGACCACGCAATTAGCCTTAATTCAGGTTGGCACTGGGTTATGGATGACAACATACGCAGTTTTCGCATATTTAATAAAAATGAAAAAATCAAATGCGAAACACCGGACTACTGGCGTGCGATGGAGGACTTTACATTACGATTTAGTAATGTTGGTATGTCAGGACCAAATTACACATTTTTTGCACCTTCTAGGCAGAAAAAGCATCCTATGATAGTCAATACGCGCATTTATTCGTGCAACTTTATACGCAATGATTTGAAATTTCGTTGGCGTGGTCGGTATAACGAGGACACAATTTTGTCTTTGGATGTGCTTAAAGATAACTGGTGCACGATATTGTTTAACCAGTTCTTACAAGAAAAAATGGTCACGCAAGCCCTTAAAGGCGGCAACACTGCCGAGTTTTATGCTAAAGAGGGTACGGCTAATAAATCCAAAATGATTGTGCAAGTGCACCCTGATGTGGCACGTTTAGCGTATCGTTATGGT